GAAAATTAAATATCTATAAATACAGATATAAAATAGAATGTAATAGCTATACATCAAAAGGAGAACAACAATGGCATTTTTAGTCTCACCTGGCGTTCAGGTAAAAGAAGTTGACTTAACAAATGTGGTACCAGCAGTAGCGACATCAATCGGTGCAATCGCTGGAGCATTTGAAAAAGGCCCTGTTTCATCTGTAACAACTATAACGTCTGAAGAAGACTTAATTAAGAATTTTGGCAAACCAAACTCATCAAACTTCGAGAACTGGTATTGCGCTGCGAACTTCCTACAATACACTAACAACTTGCAAGTAGTAAGAGCAGAAAGTGGAATAGTAAACGCAGTTGCTTCAGGAACAGCAATACTAATTAGAGATACAGATCACTATCTAGGCTCATTCTCTGCTGGAGAAGCGAGTGTTGGTGAGTGGGCTGCAAGAACAGCTGGAACACACGGTAACTCAATAGGAGTTTCTATTTGTGCAACAGCAACAGCATACGAAGAAATGTTGACATCATCTAACCAAACAGTTGGTGAGGATGCAGTAGGTTCAACATCAATCGCAGTAGATGACATCGATGCATCAGGCGATGAAATACACGTTGGAGATATCATATCTTTCTTTACAGACTCAGCAGGTACAACACCTGTAACTGGTGAAGACGGAAAACAATATGAAGTAACAGCAATTAATACTTCAACTAACGTTGCAACAATCAAAAGATTAGACGACCCTAACGGCGGTGGAGTTCATAACATTATACCTGATAACTCTTTTATCAAAAGACGTTGGAGATTTTATGACAGATTTGACGGAGCCCCTGGCACATCTGCATGGTCAACAGCAAACGCAAGAGGAACAGGTGACGAAATCCACGTTGTAGTTTACGATAGAACTGGTGATATCACTGGCGCAGCTGTAGATGTAAATGGCGAAAGACAAAATGCAATTATCGAAACTTTTGCAAACATGTCTAAAAACCCTAACGCAAAAACAGCTCAAGGTTCTACAAACTACTATCCAAATGTAATTTACAATCAATCACAATTCGTATATTGGATGGACCATAATTCATCTGGTTCGAATTGGGGAACTGACACAACATCAGCATATACAGCTGTTGATACACCAACTGCTACAAACTTATCTGGTGGAACAGACGATTACTCATTAACAAATGGTGAGTTAAGACTTGCATATGATAAATTTGCTGATACAGAGTCATTAGACATTAACTTAGTAATTGGTGGTTCATCTTCAATAGCTGCAGATACAGCATCAAACATGGATACACACGTTACTATGATTACTGATCTGGTTGAAAAAAGACGAGACTGTGTAGCATTTGTATCACCATACAGAGCTGCAACAGTTAACATAGCAAATGACACTACACAAACTGAAAACGTAAAAACTGGCTTTGATGCATGTCCAAGCTCATCTTACGTAGTGTTTGATAGTGGATACAAATACATGTATGACAAATACAATGATGTTTACAGATTTGTACCATTAAATGGTGACATTGCTGGTCTTTGTGCATTTACAGATAGAATAGCAGATAGTTTCTTTTCACCTGCTGGATTTAACAGAGGTAACATAAGAGGCGCAATCAAATTATCATACAATCCTAACAACGCTCAAAGAGATATACTTTACAGAGCAAGAGTTAACCCAGTTGTTAACTTCCCAGGTCAAGGTGTTGTATTGTTTGGTGACAAAACTGCATTAACTAAACCAAGTGCTTTTGATAGAATTAACGTAAGAAGATTATTCTTGTTAATGGAAAAAGCAATCGCAACAGCAGCTAAATTCCAACTCTTTGAATTCAACGATGAATTTACAAGAGCACAATTTAGAAACTTAGTTGAGCCATTCCTAAGAGACATACAAGGTCGAAGAGGAATATCTGACTTCTCAGTTGTTGCAGACGCTTCAAACAATACTGGCGAAGTAATTGACAGAAATGAGTTTGTCGCAGACATCTTTGTCAAACCTGCAAGAGCTATTAACTTTATCACATTATCGTTCATAGCAACTAGAACAGGTGTAGCGTTTACCGAAGTAGGAGGAGCGTAAGATGGCAAAAATAGACGATTTTAAAGCAAACCTAATTGGTGGAGGTGCAAGACCCAATCAGTTTAGAGTAACTATTACACCACCACCAGGTATCGCAATTGGATTAGATGTAAGAAGAAGTTCATTCTTAGCAAAAGCTTCAAACTTACCAGGTCAAACACTTGGTGAGATACCTATACCTTTCAGAGGTAGAAATATCTACATCGCTGGAGACAGAGAGTTTGATACTTGGTCAACAATCTTTATCAATGATACAGACTTCATGGTAAGAAATGCAATAGAGCGTTGGATGAATGGTATCAATGACATGGTTGAAAACACAGGTGTTTCATCACCAGCAGAATATCAAGCTGACTTGTTTGTTGAGCAACTAGATAGAGATGACACTATTCTTAAAACTTACATTATGAGAAATGCGTATCCGTTATCAACACCACAGATAGAAGTGGCTGCTGACTCAACGAATACCATTGAAGAGTTTGAGGTGACATGGAGATATCAACACTTTGAATCAAGTGGCGTTAACTTCTAATTTACCTACATAAATACATAAGAACGTAGGAGTACATTATGGCAGAGCTATTCGGATTTAAATTCGAAAGAATAAAAGATACAGAAAGTCAAGAAAAGTTTACCCAAAAATCGCCTGACGATGGTACGGTTGAAGTCGCAGGCGGTGGGCACTTTGCTCAAGTTCTAGATCAAGACGGAAGAGATAGAAACGAGAATGATCTCGTAAGAAGATATCGAGATATTGCACAACAACCAGAGTGTGATAGTGCAATTGAAGATATCATGAATGAAGCTATCGTTGCTAACGAAAGAGATCAATCAGTATCAATCATAACTGATAACTTACCACATACAAAAAGAATTAAAGATAGAATTAGAGAAGAGTTTGATAGTGTTTTAAAACTATTAGACTTTGATACAAAAGGACCAGATATTTTTAGACGTTGGTATGTGGATGGTAGAATATATTATCACAAAGTAATTGACACTAAAAATCCTAGAATGGGTATTCAAGAAGTTAGATACATTGACCCAAGACAAATCAAAAAAGTAAGAGAAATTAAAAAACAACCTAAAGCAGTAGGACCAGATGTAATTAAAAAACAAGAAGAGTATTACATTTACAACGCAAAAGGTAATTATACTGGTACTGGTTCTAGTAATATGATTGGTGTAAGACTATCACCAGACTCAGTAACTTACTGTCCATCTGGTTTAATTGATGCAAATAGAAATATGGTTTTATCATATTTGCATAAAGCAATTAAACCTGTCAATCAATTAAGAATGATTGAAGATAGTCTTGTTATTTACAGAATATCAAGAGCACCAGAAAGAAGAATTTTTTATATCGATGTAGGTAATTTACCAAAAGTAAAAGCAGAGCAATACTTAAAAGATGTGATGCAAAGATATCGAAACAAATTAGTTTACGATGCAAAGACAGGTGAGATAAGAGACGATAGAAATCACATGTCAATGTTAGAGGACTTTTGGTTACCAAGAAGAGAAGGTGGTAGAGGCACAGAGATTACAACTTTACCAGGTGGAAGTAACTTAGGTGAGATAGAAGATATAACTTATTTTCAAAGAAAATTATATCGTTCTTTAAATGTTCCTATTTCTAGATTAGAAGCTGAACAAAACTTTTCTTTAGGTAGATCAACAGAAATTACAAGAGATGAATTAAAGTTTACTAAGTTTGTACAAAAAATTAGAAAAAAATTCACGCCACTATTTAATGACATGCTTAAAACTCAGTTAGTTTTAAAAGGTGTTATTAATGTAGAAGAGTGGCCAGATATGAGAGAACATATTAGTTATGATTTCTTACAAGATAATAACTTTGCAGAATTAAAAAATGCAGAGTTACTAAGAGAAAAGATAGATCAACTTGGTGCAATCGAGGGATTTGTAGGAACATTCTTTAGTAAGAAATGGGTACAACAAAACGTTCTTAAATTTACAGAATTTGAAATAGAAGAAATGAAAAAACAAATTAATATTGAGGCAGGTATACCACCAGAAGAAGGTGGAGTTAATTTACCACCAAATGATGGTGTAACAAATGAACCATTACAAGGTGTAGAACAACCACCTCAAGAACAACCACCAGAAGATGATATAGGAGATGAACAAGATGTCTAGTGATAAAATAGTTGACGCATTAGTTAATAATTCAAACTTAGATGCTGAAGATGCATTTAAAGAAACTATGAAAGATAAAGTAGCAATGGCGATTGATGATAAAAAACAAGAAATTGCTAAAGGATTTGTGAGAGATCACATACCTGAAACAGAACCAGAAGCGCCTGTTACCCAAGAAGAAGAATAAAAAAATGAAATTTGAAGAGTTATATACGTCTACCTTTGAGGCTGACGAACACAAAAGAACTAAAGAATATCGTAAATTATCGCCAAAAATGAAGAAAGCGGTAGACGATATTTTTAAAAAAATGGACGCAAAACCTTCAAATTTCCTAAATACTTTTGAAAAGACAATATCCGATGTCGCTAAGAAGTATAAAGTCAAAGAAAAAGACTTATTACAATATTTCGAAAAAGAGGCAATTGGATTATTAAAGTAAGGAACAAAAATGGCAGTAGTATTACAAA